CCACCAGCACGCAACAGGACCATTCCCGTGCAAGGCTCGGCTGGACCTTGTGCCGCAGGGGCCAGACATGGGCGACCTCAAGACGTGCACTGACGCAAGCCCGGAAGGCTTTCAGCGGCACGCCTGGGACATGGGATACCACCTCCAGTCCGGATTCTACTCGGACGCCTGGGATCGCCTTGGAGATCGGATGTTCACCGGGTTCAAGTTCATCGCGTACGAGCGATCGGTTGGGCTGGTGAAGGTCCACCGGACGACGGACGCGCTCCTCCAAGCGGGGCGCGAGGCTTACCAGTCTGCGCTCGATACCTATATCCGGTGCGTACGCGCCAACCAGTGGCCCGGGTACACCGATGAAGCCGCTGAGTGGGATCTGCCGAAGTGGGTCAGAAAGGGGGCGCTGTGACTCGCCGCCTTACCCTCGCCGCCGCCTTCGCACTCCTCATCGCCGCCGCCGTCCTTCGTGGGCCTGACGGCGGAACCGGTAGGCATCGGGTGGAGGCGGTGCGATGAAAACCAAAGCCATCCACATCATCGAAGACTGCCATGGGCGCATTCACGTCCAGAAGCAGCGCCGGTGGAGGTCCGCAGCCTACAAGGCGCGCAGGGCAATCCGCCGAGGTAAGCGTGGGGGTGTTCGATGAAAACCTGCCCCAACTGTCACGCGCCGATCGTCACGGAAGCAGCGTCATTCAGAGATTACGGCTGCGGCTCTTCATGGGCTGAAGGCGAGGGCGTGAATTACTCGAACGAGTGCATTGATCGAGCAACACGCCAAAGCCTCGCCGAAGACGACGAGATCAACCGCCGGCGCATGGGGCGTCACTTTGAATCGCAGCACTGGGGGACATGATATGAGAACTACAATCGCAATCGACCCCGGCGCAAGCGGCGGAATCGCCATCGCCACATCGGACGGAGTCCGAACATTCAACATGCCACGAGAGCACGCCGACATCATCGCGCTGCTCCGCGAGCACAAGACCGCCGACGCCGTCGCATGGATCGAGGAGGTGCCGAAGTTCTGCGGGAATGCTCTTCCAGCCTCATCCATCTTCGTGATGGCTCAGAATCACGGCGTCATCATCGGGGCCGTGCTGGCTCTCGGATATGAGTTGAGGCGAGTTCGCCCGCAGGAATGGCAGGCGATCATTGGGTCATCGAAGAAGGTGCAAGGTTCCGGATGGAAGCGATTCCTGAAGGCTCGGGCGCAGGAGATTTTCCCAGCATTGGACGTGACGTTGGCAACCGCCGACGCGCTGCTGATTCTGGACCACGCAAGGAGGATGAAGTGAGAGACACGATCAAGATTCAGGAGTTCAACACGCCCCGCATGACGCGGAGGCTATATCGGGAAGTGGATGAGGGAGCGAAGGCCTTCTGGGCGCGTCGTGGGTTGCAGAAGAGAAAGGCATGGAAGTGAAAGAACGACCAATTCTGTTCAACGGAGAGATGGTTCGCGCAATCCTCGACGGGAGGAAGACGCAGACGAGGAGGCTGGTGAAGCCGCAGCCGGAACACGTAGACCGATACGCAGGGGATTCATGGCCGTGCATGTGGCAGGATAAGCCGCCTGGATGCGACACGCTGAAGCGCATGGTTGCACCCCTCGGCACCATCGGAGACCGGCTCTGGGTGCGGGAGACTTTCCGGATCTACAACTCCGCTTCCGAGTGCGCCTGTTACGACGAATGCAAATGCGCTTCCGTGAACGGGAAGCCCCTGTATCGCGCCTCTGACCCGTCTCCTGACGATGACAAGTGGACCCCCTCCATCCACATGCCCCGCTGGGCCTCGCGCATCACGCTGGAGATCACCGGAGTCCGCGTGGAGAGGGTGCAGGAGATGGAAGGCATGGACGCCGCAAGCAGTGATGCGCTAAAGGAGGGTGTTCACAGAATCCACCACGAGGGTGGAAACTACTACTACAGCGCGTTTAGAAACCAACCAGATCCAAAGAACTGGACGGATCCATGCCTTGCGTTCAAGGAACTCTGGCAATCCATTTACGCCAACTGGGACGCCAACCCTTGGGTCTGGGTCTATGAGTTCAGGAGGGTCAAGCCATGAACGTCGTGATCCTACACGGAAACCTCACCGCCGACCCAGAGGTTCGATACACGCCGAAGGGTCAATCGGTATGCAACTTCACCCTGGCGATCAACAAGCGCTGGAAGACCGAATCCGGCGAGGAGAAGGAGAAGGTTGGGTTCTTCGGCTGCTACATCTGGGGCAAGCGCGGGGAGGCCTTCGCGCAGTACCACCGGAAGGGTGGAAAGGCACTCGTGCGCGGCGAACTGGCGCAGGAGTCATGGGAGGACAAGGAGACAGGGAAGAAGCAGAGCAAGACCCGCGTGGAGGTGACGGATTGGGAGTTCGCTGGAGCGAAGCGGGAGGAAGGCCAGGCGACCGACAGGCCTGCACCCGCGCCTCGCCCGAGACCGGCGGCGGAGCTGCGCCAACTGAGACAGCACCCGAGGAAGACGACGTACCTTTTTGACATATGAACTACGACCAATTCATTGACGGCAAGCGCAAGGCGCACAAGGCGTGCGGATTCGATCCTGCTCCGTTCATTGTTCCACTCTTCGACTGGCAGGAAGTGATCGTTGCGTGGGCGGTTAGACTAGGGCGCGCAGCACTGTTCGAGGACTGCGGGCTTGGGAAGACCGCGCAGCAGCTCGAATGGGCTAGCCAGGTATTCAGGAAGACGGGCAAGTCGGTTCTAATCCTGACCCCTCTCGCTGTCGCAGAGCAGACCGTTTCCGAGGCTTCCAAATTTGCCGTACCATGCTCACTGGTTGAGTCTGAGGACGAGATCCGGACCGCAGGCGTCTATGTGACCAACTACGAGAAGCTCGACGCCTTCTCTAGCCACGAGTTTGCAGGCGTCGTCCTGGACGAATCCAGCATCCTGAAGTCATTCACAGGGAAGACGCGCAGGCAACTGACACACCGCTTCTCATCCACCCCGTATCGGCTTTGCTGCACGGCCACGCCTTCGCCGAACGACTACACAGAGCTTGGGCAGCATGCCGAGTTTCTAGGTGTATGCACGCCGCAGCAGATGCTTTGCACATTCTTCATCAACGACACCTTCAACACCGGGGATTGGAGGCTGAAGAAGCACGCCGAGTCGGAGTTTTGGAAGTGGCTCGCATCATGGGCTGCGTGCGTCGCGAAGCCTTCGGACATTGGATTCAGTGACGACGGTTACGACCTGCCAAAGCTGGATCTCAAGACGGTGATGGTGGACGTGGACGAGGGCAAAGACAGGGGGGGAGACCTGTTCCGAATCGCCACGCTCTCCGCGACAACCATGCACAGGGAAATGCGCCTCACGTCAGATGCCAGGGCGTTAGCGGTGGCGGACATGGTCAACGAATCCAGCGAGCAGTGGGTTGTTTGGTGCAACACCAACGATGAGGCGGACGCGCTGGCCGCAAAGATTCCAGACGCCGTCGAGGTTCGCGGGTCGGATACCGCAAAGGCGAAGCGCGCAGCGCTGTCCACGTTCCTTACCGGGACCGCTCGCGTGATCATCACCAAGCCATCAATCGCAGGCTTCGGACTCAACTGGCAGCACTGCAAGAACGTCGCCTTCGTCGGCCTGTCGTACTCGTTCGAGGACTTTTACCAAGCTCTTCGGAGAACGTATCGCTTCGGCCAGAAGCGAGAGGTGAACGCCTATATCGTTCAAGCGAGGACCGAGGGTGCAATCCTTCGATCCATTCAGACCAAGATGAAGCAACACGCAGACATGCAACAGAACATGAAAAAGGCAGCTTTGGAACTCAGATTGATCAAGAGCAATGACACCCCGGAGAAGACGGACGTCGACATTTACAGGGGAGACGGGTGGGAGGTTCACCACGGGGACTGCGTCCGGGTGGCGAAGACGATTCCAGACGCATCTATTGGAATGGCGGTTTTCTCGCCCCCATTCGCGGACCTGTTCACCTACTCGTCAGACCTCCAAGACATGGGGAACTGCGAAAGCATGGACGAGTTCATGAAGCAGTTTGATTTCCTCATCGCTGAAATCGCCCGGATTATGAAGCCTGGGCGCGAGGTGTGCGTTCACTGCGTCGACCTGATCTCCACCAAGTGGAAGCATGGGCGCATCGAGCTTCAGGACTTCTCCGGCGCAATCGTGAGGGCCTTCTGGCGGCACGGGTTCCTGTTCCATTCCCGAATCACGATCTGGAAGAGCCCCGTCACGGAGATGCAGCGAACCAAGGCGCACGGCCTGCTCTACAAGACGCTTTGCGCTGACTCGTCGGATTCTCGGGTTGGAGTGCCGGATTACCTGCTCGTATTCCGTGCTCCCGGAGAATGCAATGACCCCGTGACCAAGGATCGGTCTAAGTATCCGGTCGACTGGTGGCAGGAGGTTGCAAGCCCTGTGTGGATGACTGTGGACCAGGGCCGAGTGCTGAATGGAGAAGGCGCAAGGGACCACGCGGACGAAAGGCACATCTGCCCGCTTCAACTGGACGTGATCGAGAGGGCGGTGGAGCTTTGGAGCAACCCTGGCGATCTGATCTACAGCCCGTTTACCGGGATCGGGTCCGAGGGTTACGGGGCGGTAAACCTCGGCAGGCGATTCATCGGGTCGGAGCTGAAACACAGCTACGTGTTGCAAGCGGTGGCAAACCTCACCAACGCGAAGAGCCAGCTTCGACTCTTCTGACCTATGGACCGTACTCAACTCCCGTCACGCGAATACCTCGCGCAGTTCATGCGCACGCCAGGTGCAATCGCAAAGGCTCCCAAGCTGCGCAAGCATCTGACGGACGAAGAGATTGCGCGAATCCGCCAACTCAAGCGCGAGGGGCACAAGACAACGGCCATCCAAGAGATGACAGGGCGATGCGAGGAGACGGTCCTCTACTACCTCCGCAACGCGCCGAAGAGGACGTTCCGGACCATCCCGCTGTCAGTCATGCGCAAGGCTGGGAAGCTGTTCCGTGCAGGTGGAACGGTCGCAGAGGTGGCGCGGATTCTCGGGCGCACCCGTGAGTCGGTGAAGCATATCAGGCGGAGGTTGGGGTTGGACGTCCGAGACAACATGAGGAGGGCTGCATGACCCTGAAATTCAAATCCCCGCTCGGCCTGATCGTCGAAGGCGCGGTCAGCCAGATCAACACCGTCAGCAAATGGTGCTGGATCGGCAAATGCGGGACTATCGAGACGCAGACGCAACAAACGCCAGGGCGAGCCGCTTGCGAGCTTCGGAAGAAGATGACGCGGGCGGGGTTTGAGGAGGTGAAGTCGTGAGCGACAACTTTGAAAGCGGTGAACTGCCAGCCGGATCGGTCGCGTGGGTCATTTCAAGCGACGGCTACTCCGACATGGTGACGTGGGCGCCAACGATCGGAGCGGCCCGGTGGAATTGGGTCAGCCTGTATCGAGACGCCTACGGCAACAACGGGACTTGGCCTAGCCTGAGCGCGAAGCGTTACCCGCAACTCGACAGCAGCCACCTGCCACATCGCTTCAAGCGCAGGGTTATCTCGCTGGATGAGGCAAGGAGGTGGGGATGACCTGCATCGGCTGCAAATACCACGTCCAGGACTGGCGGCTATGCCTGCACCCGCTGTCTCAGGCCCTGGGCTTCTGGGCGGACGCCATGGACTACGCCTGCCACACGCCTGCGAAGGATGTTCCCGAAGCAGATTTCGGGAACATCGAGACCAACCCTGAACCCGTCCAAGCGGAGCTTTTTGAATGAGAATCCGCACCATCAAGCCCGAGTTCTGGACCGACAAGCGGGTCGCCTCATGGGACCACTTCACGCGCCTCCTTTTCATCGGCCTGTGGTCCGCAGCCGACGACCACGGACGAGGCTCCGCGGAGTCCGCCAGACTCGCCTCCGAGCTGTTCCCATACGACCTCTCGCGAGACCCTCGCGAGACCCTCGCGAGAGTTGCGGCGGGCCTCGACACCCTCGCGGCGAGTTGCCGAATCACCCTTTACGACGTCGAGGGAGAGGCTTTTTACGAGGTTTCGAGTTGGAGCAAGCATCAGCGTGTAGACAACGCTGGAAAGCCGCGAGTCCCAACACCTTCCGAAGGAGTCGCGAGACCCTCGCGAGACCCTCGCGAGACTCGCCGCGAATTGCCGCTGGAACAGGGAACAGGGAACAGGGAGATGGAACAGGGAACAGGGAACGCGGGAGACCTCCAACTACCCCCCGCTGACACGATCCCGAAGAAGACTCTCCGGATGCAGGCAGCCCGCCCTGTCCTCCACCTGCTGAACGAGTGCAGTGGCCGGGCCTACCGGGAGACCGAAACCAACCTCCTCCTGATCGCCGCCCGCTTGGAAGAGCCAGGCGTGGACCTTGACGGCGTCATGGCCATGGTCCGACGCCAATGCACGCTGTGGAGGCCAGACCCAAAGATGTCCGAGTTCCTTCGGCCTGAAACCCTCTTCGGAAAGACCAAGTTCGAGTCCTACTATGCCAACCGAAACCAGCCCATCCCGACTCCCGGATCTGGTGGCTTCCGCGATGGCGGAAATTCCGCCGCCGACATCCGCCGCTCCCTCGTTGCCGGAGCCGCAGACACCCACCGCGACAGCCTCATCACCGCCGCCAAGGAACGAGCGCTGGCCGAATCTGACGAGCTGCCTATCTGAGGCCAACAGCCGCGATTTCCGATCCCAAGTCCTGCACATGAACGAAGACCACCCACTGGCCGCAAAGCTCGCCCGATGGACCGAGCGCTGGATCAAGGCCGCGGCCGTCAACGAGCGCACCCGCACCCGCTGGATGGCCTTCGTGGGCACCCCAGGCACCGGCAAGTCCCACGCCATGCGCGCCGCCTGGACGTTCCTGCGGACGCACAACGTCGACCTCTGGAAGCTCCGGCACCACTCAACCCCGCCCAGCGCCCGGTTCGCGGTCTGGTCCAACGTGGTCGGTCTCGGGGAAGGCGCTTGGGCTGATTTCGAGGACGACGTCCACAGGTCTGCGTTCGTCTTTCTGGACGACGTCGGCACCGAGACGGACCGGTTCAAGACCGGCCAGCCGATCGAGCGCTTGCGCCTCGTCCTGGACCTGTGCGCGGCCAAGTGGCTGATGATCTCCAGCAACCTCACCCGCGAGACGTTCGGGAAGGGGTTTGATGCTCGGATTGAGTCCCGGCTCCAGCGGGCTGCAGTCCTCGACATGACCGGGGCTCCGGACTTCCGGGCGAGTCTTGGGGGTGTGAGATGACAACAGGAACCCGCAACGCCGCAATCCTGCGCCTCGCTTGCGCGTTTTATCGCTGGAAGGTGTCAGGACAGCGGAATGGCAGTTTTGAGGAAAGGAAACGAATGAGCCTTGGAGACGCATTGGGAGTGTGTGGGATGTTCGCATTTTGGGCCTCCTTGCATTACGGGGACAGAGTCTTGGCGATTTTGGAGGAGTGGGTGCGAAGCAAAAGCAATCGGAGGGACGGCAACCAACTGACTTTTCCGGACGTGTGTCCGGTGACCCTCCGTCACACCGCACTTGTGGCTCAAGGACCGGGAGTGGCGGAGGGGTGATTTTGGGAAAGGAATGAGATGAAGATATCAACCAAAGTGGAAGTGACCGTGATCGTGGAATCCGGTCCAGTGTGGGGTCCTGAATGGCAAGTGGGCGACGTGCGGAAGCGGGCTGCTGAAGAGGCGAAGCAGACCGTTCGCTTGGCGCTCAAGGAGCAAAAGAGCATTGCTGTTGTCGGTGATCCTCGCGTCACGCTGCTGGTCATCTGCGAGGAAGTGGAGCGATGAAGACCTACACCATATCAGCGAAGGACAGGAAAGGCGGCCACGTGATCCCGCTCAGGCGAGCGAAGGCGGACAAGGAAGACGCACGACTGTCGGCACGGATGCTCAGCGAGCGCGCAACCCTCTGCGACGTCGTTCTCACGCAGGGATCGAAGCACGTTGCCACCTATCGCGATGGGGAGATCACGCACCTGACCGGGAAGGAGCACGAGGCATGAGCGATCTAGACTACATCGTCCGCTGCGGAGACGAGCGGATCAACGTCCACATCGTTTTGGACGAAGCCCGCAGGTCTGCGAAGAAGGCGTCATTGGAACGCTGCAACAACGGTCGCCTCGTCGTGATCGAGCGGTGCGGCAGGGTGATCGAGAAATGGGACGCGGGGCAAAGGAGGGGGATGTGAGCAGCCCAATGCCCGAGTGGTGCCCGTACTGCATGGCGGAGGCCCAAGAGATACAGGTGAGCGGAACTCGGTACACATGCGGCTCTCAGGCCTCCAGCACGGACGGCATCGGAATGACCATTCAACGCGACCTCTGCCGTGTCCGCGAGCTTGAGCAGCTCCGCGAGAAGGTGAAGCGGTTTACTGAGGCGCTTTCGGATCCAGTCGCTGTTTGGGCCAACATGCTGCGAGGAACCATCGCGATGCCTCAGCACATTCCAGAGCTAGAGCGAAGGCTAACGGATGCGCATGCGCTGGCGGAAAGGTTTCAAAAGGCCGGGCAAGACGCCATCGACTACATCGACGGCAAGCACAGGGACGCCGGCCGGGTCTTGGATGGGTGGAGAAAGGCAAACCAGTGAGCGTCGAGATGAAGCTGGGGAGGTGGGTGGCAAGGAGTGGGAATGTGCGTAACATTGATCGCTTCTGCGAATGCGCACGCATTTGGAAATGGAAAGAGTCCACAAGCGGCCAATGTTGGGACGATCAAGGCATGTGGCAACATAGGGATGGGGAGTCTCGTTACGACCTCGTCCGCTACCTCGGCCCCCTAGAACTTTCGCCGACCCCCGCGTGTGCGGATCAGGCCGGCACCCCGGTCGTCTCGCCTGTTTCGACTGAGACGGCTGGGGAACAACTTCAGAGGATGCGCCAGCGATGCAACGAAATGGAGCGCGAGGCTTCGATCTACAGCGGCCTGTTGGCTGCGTTGGATCAGGCGAAGAGCGACCTGGGCGAGCGCATCCGGGCGATGGAGAAGGAGCATGATTTGTGAACACAACCACGCCGGATAAGTGCCCTGGGTGCGGATGCGTTGCCAGCACCCATTCCAAGATCGGGACATACTACGTCTGCGACACGCTACGTTTCTCCGATGACGGGATTGTGCAGTCCAAGCAATGCGTCACCAACCAACGCGACCAACTCACCGAGAGGGTCAAGAGGCTGGAGGAGGCCGGCGACCGAATGGCCGCAGACCTCAACCGCCAATGCGCTCCACATTGGGAGGACT